CCCGTTCCTCTGGGATCTCATGCAATCCAAGGCCTTGGCCTCCGAAGTTGATAAGACCTTTGTCAAGGAAGCTCTGCTTAAACACAGAGCTACCGTGACAAAGATCACTCAAACGGAGACTGAGGTCCTGGAGAGATTCCAGGAGTTTATCGCACCGTGGGTAAGCGCGGTGGCAGCTGAACAGCTGAAAGGTGAATTTCCTAATTCCCATTCATGCTATGAAGCCGCCCGTGGAAAGGGAGGAGTCAGGTCTCAGTTCTCTGTGAAGAGTACCGAACTGATCCAACCTACCACTCCCCGTATCGAACCCACCACTCTACTTGTCAGCGGTAAGGCCGGAACTGGAAAGAGTCTGTTTCAGAATCTCCTCAGTTCCCGGATTTCAAAGGCATTGAAGCACCAAGATACGACCTTTACAACTTATTGTCGGAATGCTCTAACTGAACATTGGGATGGCTATAATGGCCAGCCCCTTGTTATGATAGACGACTTCCTTCAGAAAGTTGTAAAGACGGCAGAGGATAGCAACGAACATTCAGAGTTTATAACTCTGAATTCGTCCGTTGACTATGTCCTGCCGATGGCAGATCTCAAAGATAAGGGCAAGAAGTTTACTTCCCCGCTCCTTGTCTTGAGTTCTAACAAGTCCGTAGACCAGTGTCTTCAATCCCTTCGAATGACGATGTCTGATCAATTAGCAATTGCCCGACGATTCCAGTACAACCTTAACTACATCCGTAGTAAGGGGGTCTGGGTCCTTCAGGAATTGCAACATCAGCAACTCTCGGAAAATAGCACGGAAGTCTCGACTTCTCGTAAAACTATCCACCAGAGTGCTAATGTGGCTGATATGGTAGAACCCGTTGCAACCATCCTCCTCGGAGAATGGAACCGCAAAGGGGTCTTCTATCATAACAACATTGAACAGGCATGTACCCTACCGATCGGTAGTGGACAGGTTTTAACTTGTAAGACCGATGATGATCACAACCGTGTCAAGGTGCTTCCAATTCTGGAACCCTTGAAGGTTAGGACCATCACCGTGGGCACAGCTCGAAATTTTTATCTTAAGACGATACAAAAGTCGATGCTGAACGCCCTCCGGCCTTACAAGGCCTTTAAACCTTGTTTCACTCCCGATTATGACGAGGAAATCTCCCAATTGCACGCGATACCTGGAAAGGAATGGCTGAGCGGCGACTACAGTTCTGCAACTGATGGTCTCCACTCTGACTTATTCCGGACCGGGATCTCTTCTCTCGTGACAGCTCTCAGAGCCGCCGGTAAACCCGACTGGTTCTGTGAACTGATGACAAGGGAAGCGTCTGAACACATCTGTGAATATCCATCTTCGATGAACATTCCGGACTGCCTTCAGACGAACGGGCAATTGATGGGGTCACTCCTCTCCTTCCCCCTCCTCTGCTTGGCTAATGCTTTTACAGTAGCTCAAGCAGAGGGTCACAACCGACTTTCAGGTCTCGATAACGCTCTCATCCATGGTGATGACCTCCTCTGGAGGACAGACGCTGATTCTATTGCGAAATGGAAACAGTTCTGTCCTACCATCGGACTTGGTCTCAGTATGGGTAAGAACTATGTTAGCGAAACCTGGGGCTCGATCGATTCCCAGGTGTTTTTCCAAGGAAAGCGCGTGAATACTGGAAAGTATTCATGCTACCGAGGAGACCATGAGTCTAAGGTAACGGTCCTTCTTAGGAAGGGTCTGTCCAAAGCTCATGTTGTCAAACTCAGTAAGTCTTTCTTGAAGAACACACCTCGTTCGATTGATGTTTCGACCGAATTCGGAGGCTTAGGGATTATGGGGGAACCTAACACAAACCGTGCTAGGATCCTCTATAACCAGAAGCTGCGGAAAGAAGTTGGAAGGATCGCGAAAGCAGCCAATGGCTACCTCGTGACTCTACCTGCTCCTTTCCTCCCGAAATCGTTCGACAAATCTATCGATTTGGAACCGGTGGCTGATGTGAAGGATGGGACCCTGTGGCGGACACTCCATGCGCTTGAAAAAGAACATAGAGATGTGCCAGCACAGGGGCTCCCCGAACTCCCCAAGAGTAGGACTGTGTTCGTGACCGATAGGCCACGACACTTGGAACTCTTACTCGAAAATCTTAAGGAACATTATTGTCCGTTGTCTTAGACAGTGGAACAATGCAACTCAGATACAAACGAG